GGCTTCTCGGATGTGCCGACGACCGGCACGTCGAAGTCGTAAACGTCCAGCATCTGCTGGGATTTATGGCCGCTGGCCTGCTGCTTCTCGCCGCGCGTTCCCTTCGTGTCCGTGATGCCCTTGCGCTTCAGGTCGTGCGGGCCGAAGCGCTGCTCGGCAGTGAGCACGCCCTCGGCGATCGCGAGCTTCATCAGTCGTTGGAAAGCGCTGTCAAAGCTGCTCTTTGCAAGCGGACCGCCCGTCTGGTTGACGAAGACCACACGATCCTTTGCCTGCATGGGCACTGGCATGCGCCGCGCGCCGAGGATCTCGTCTCGCCTGGCCTTCGCTGCGTCCCACGCCGCCCGGAGCCGCGGCGTCCACTCCACGATGTTGTCTCGCGAGCCCTTTCGGCGGTTGGTCATCAGTCCGTTGGGCAGCTCGGCATCATCGGCGAGGGTGATCACCTCGATGCCCCGCAGTCGGCACAGATACATGAGTTCGACGGCTGGCCACAGGTAAGGCGCCACGGCGCCCTCGCGGTGCGCCGTGTAGGCGCCCCGCGCCATGGCGAAACCGAGCAGGCTGGCCAGCGCGCGGTCATCGGGGAGGCGGCGCTGCTTCCGTTCGGTCGCCTGCTCGAGGCCGGCGCAGGGATTAATCTCGCAGTAGCCGCGGTTCTTCGCCCACCGGAACATGCGCCTTAGGTAGCGGAGCAGCGCGTTCGCCTTCGTCGGTGTGCCCTGGTCGGCGATTTTGTCGACGATCTTTTGCATCAGCGGCGCGGTCATGCCGCGCACGGCGAGCGTACCGAGCTTGCCGGCCGCCGTGGGGAAAGCGCTGGCGATCCGCTGGCACTTCTCGTATCCGGCCTGGGTGGATGGCGCGAGGCTCCGGAACTTCTCGCTGCCGGCGAACTGCTCCATGACGTAGTCCAGCGACCGGCGATCGATGCCGGATAGCTGCTCCATGACGCGGTGCAGGTCGGACATCAGCGCCGAGGCGTCGGCCACCTTCCGGCGTGACGCCTTCGCCCCGGGCAGGACCGTGTACCAGACCCGGTCACGTCGATCCCAGTAGCAGCCCTTCGGCAGCTTCGCCTGGTCGATGTGGTCCGGAATGGTGGCGTCCGGCCGCCGGGGACGTCCTCGGGGCATTTACACGATATCCGCTGAATAGGTTCGGTCGTTGGCAGCCGAGGATACCCCCAGCGCCTTGTTGATCGCCTCGAGCGTCGTCCACGGACCGTCGGCGCCGTCGGCTAGCGGGATGCCCTGATTGCTGGCCCAGCGTTTCAGCGCAGCCGACTGCGTCAGCCCGGATATGCGTCGCAGCTCGGCGGTGTCGATGATGTGGTGATTCACGGGTTGCCGGCCTCCGCGTGGTCGCGCACCATGGCGCCATTCATCAGGATGGGGAGTTTACGCATGGTCACGGCCACGAATACAACGATCTTGAAGGACGGCACGACGGTCACGTGGACGGCGGAGTACCGGATTGACGGGGAAAACGTGGTGCTGGAGTGGATTCGTGCCAGAACCCCGGACAACGAGTGGAATGTTCATTGGCAGGTCGGATCCACCATCTTCAAGGCTGTGGAGGGAGGCGAGGTAACGGGCGCGCTCCGGGCCTCGATCGACGACAAGATTGAGTCCAAGCATGCGGAGCGTCCTCTGGATAGGCGTCAACGTTGACCCTCCCCGTTATTCGCTATACCGATATCTGCCGGATATTCGGCATGCAGATGATCGCGCTCGGCACGGCCAGCATCGACACCTGCCGCATAGGCTTCGCGCGCCTCCCGCTCAGCGTCTTCCCGAAGGACGAGCGCGCGGCCCGGGCCGGGTTTGACGCTGGCGCGGCGATATCGGCCCTGCGTGTACAGCCGGGCGACCGTGGGCATGGAGCGTGAGAGGTCAGCCACGGGGCACCTCCGGCGCGGTTGCGTCCAGGAAGCGGATTGACCATGTCGGATGGTATAGACCCGGCTTGCAGTCGCCATCCATCAGGATTTTCAGGTACTGCTGGCGTGCGCCCACCACCGTCCCGTACCTCGGAGCCCCTATACCGCCTTCATAAGCGATGCGCGCGCCGCGACGCGCCGGCACGATGTAATTGCGCCTGATCCAGTCGAGGCTCACGGCTGCACCTCCGGCACGGAGCCAGGCAGCGGCGTGTCGAAGTGCAGAGCGTTCTTCGCCTCCTGCTTCGCACGGATTTTTGCCATGACCTCGGGCTGGTTGATGCGGTCCAGTTCGCGCTCGCCGTCAGCGTGCATGTCGAGCCCTGCGATCCAGCAGTAGCCGGCAAGGGTGACCATGACGCCACCGACTTCCTGCGAAGGCTCGCCTGCAGGGCGACTGAAGACGTAGTCCACCAGCGTGGCCACGCGTACGCGGTCGTAACCCTTCGACTGGAGCAGTTCGAGCACTTCCTCGAGCAGTCGATCGCCGCGCTCGGTCATGTTGCTGTAGAGGGACGGCAGGAAGCACTGGTCCATCCACATCGACACGCGAGCCTGGAAGGGCTCGGCCTGCTCCCGCTCGTCGGCCAGCGAGTAAAGCAGGGCGTCCATGAGTTCCTCGCGATGATGCTGGCGCCACTGTGCCGGCGTCAGGTCCGCCCGGTCGACGGTGGTCCCGTACTTGGCCAGGCCGACCTGCTCGCGCTGGCGGAACATGGCGATCAGCTGGGTGAGGGTGGCGCTGTCGGTGCTCATGCCTCACCACCCTTACCCGGAGCGGGCGCGGCGGCCCACAGATCCGCATAGGCGCCTTTGCGATCGAAGTCGCGCACGTCCGGATAGGGCCAGCCAGCATCCAGCATCGACTCGGTAGGCGTCTCCGGCACGAGCTTCCAACCATCCGGCACGCCCACGGGGCGCGGCATTGGCCCTACGGGGACATACCCAGGGAGGGGCCTAACGCTCTCTGTATGCCAGGCGTACCCCTGCACCGAAAGGAAGTCGCCAGTGTCATTACAGAAGTAGCCCACCACCTCCCCAGCCTGCTCGACCGTGGGGGCGGCGTTCGAAAGCGCGTGCAGTACGGCCGTGTACGCCATCGACATGATGACGCCCGGAGCCGAGCGGCGGTTCATGTGCTCCCTGACCGCGAGCGCAATCTCGTGGTGCTGGCCCGGTGCGGACGCGTGTAGATCAGAGTCGCGAAGCTCGGGCGTCACCGTGGGGCGGGGATGGGCGAGGGCTTCCGCGAGCCACGATTGCAGCGACTCTTCGGTCACCTTCTCGCCCTCGTGGTTGTCGATCAGGTGGCAGATGAACGTCGTCGCCGCGAGGCCATCCACCGCCTCTACAGGCTGCGCAGGCTCGGCGTTCGGAAGGGCTGCGTAAAGCTTCGCGCCGACCGGTATTTCAGCAAGCGGGCAAAGAAAGGAGACGACGTGCTTCGTGGTTCCGTCATCCTCCTCCCACTCGACCACTTCGGCGACCGGCTCACCCGCCATGGACTGGTGGGCATCGAGCGCCGCCTTCATCGCGCGAGCGTTGGCGCGACCCTCGTCGCCCTGGTCGAGCAGACTGTCGTTGTAGGCGCGCATGACGTGAAGCATGCGGCGCTCGGGCGAGGGCTCGGCATTCGGCACATCCGCTTTGCCGTGTACGGCATTCGTTGCATCGTTCATGGGTTACCTCAGAACTTGCCGAGCAGCGGGACGACCTTCCCCGACTGGTAGGCGATGGCTACGGTGGGCGAGACCTCGTCGTGCACGGTGCGGCCGTTGGGCAGCACGATGTGCGCGAGGAACTCGGCCTCGAAGGTGGTGATGCCAGCATCCACTGCTTCGAGCTTGGCCTTGACGCATAGGGCCAGCGCGCGCCATTTCTGGCGTACGGCTTGCTCGTAGGCTTTAGCTGCTGCCGCGGGGCTGCGAACGTCGCCACGGCCTGGGGTCCGGGAGAATTCCTGCGCCTTGGGGTCAGGCATCGGCAGCTCGAACTTCACACGGCGATCGAACGCCTCGAAGGCGATCACTGCGCGGTCCGGCGCCGAGCCGTACATGAACGACGTCGCGCCATAGCGGCGCAGCGTCGCCTCGATCTCCGCGCGGCTCTTGTCGCTGCTGACGGTGGTTCCCTGGGCGTACTTGGTCATGCCTTCTGTTCCTCGCTGGCGCTGGCCTTCGCCTGGGCGACGGCGTCGGAAATTTTGGTGGTGAGGGTTTCGGCAGCTTCGACGGACATCACCTGGTGGTAGCCGCCGACGAAGACGTGGACCTTGCCGTCGATCGCGCAGGCTTCGGGGCGTTCGGTGGTCGGCTTCATGGGGACACCGGAAAAACGAAGTAGGCGACCGGGCCGAACTCGCATTCCCAGATCCCTGCGAGCAGGCAGCGGTCGGTCGGCGGCGTGGGCCCCCAGGAGGGAGCGCCTGCCGCGGGATTCGCGTCATAGGCGTCACGCACCGCGTCGGGCGCGTCGGATTCGAACTCGACCCACATGTAGGTCAGCCCGGCTTCCTTGAGACGCTGCGCGTCCACGAAGCCCTCATCGTCTCGCAACGGCACCGCGTGGAAGCGGGCGAGGTCCGGGTGTTCGACCCAGCCCTTTGCATCGCGTGCAGGGAGGCGAGCTTGCTCGAACAAGTGGATCGGCTGGATGGGGGTATCCATGGTCAGTCCTCCCTTTCTTTGGCGGCAGTGGGGTACTCGGCTTCGTCCGGGAAAACAATTCCCGCAGCGCCTGCGTCGGCGGCTGCGCTGAATGCGGCGTCGAACATATCCGTGACCATGGTCGAGCCGTCCTCACTTTCCTTGTTGAGGCAGTGCACCAGTTCCTTGGCGAAGGCTTCCCGGTCGGTGATGAGGGGCATCAGGTAGCCGGATGCTTCCTCGGAATAGGATTCGAGGGCAGGCGACCGCTCTGCGGCGAACGCCATGGTGTCCAAGGACAGGCGGATGACGATTTCGCCATCGATAATCTTTGCGTCGGCATCGGGTCGCATGCTCACTCCTCGATCTGGATTTCGTGGTCGCGGCAGCACGCATCGATGGCGTCACGCACGCGGCGGCTCTGGTTGGGATAGTCCGGGTCGGCCTGGTCAAGGGCTGCGACGGCGGACCGGAAAGCAGCGCGGGCTTCGCTCGTCGAGCAGTCGAACGGCACGCCGAGGACGTCGCTCCAGTGCTGGCGCGCGGCGACCGGGGCCGTGAGGGCCTGACGGACCGGCGGCGCAACAGCGGCGACCGCCGCCGGGGCGACCGGGCGCTGGGCATCGGCCAGGCCCACGAGCCACCAAGCCGTCGTGCCGCCGCGGCGGTCGTCGCGAATCACCTTGCCGGCGAGCTGCAGCGCCTGGAGCCTGCGCCGCGTCTGTGGAACCGAGAGGTCGGCCTCGTCAGCGATCTCGCGGATCAGCGGTCCGTACTGGACTGCCGTCTGGTCGCCGCCGCGCAGTGGTTCGTAGCGCTCGGCCTTCGTGATCGCGCGCACGCACGCCCGGGCCATGGCCTTCTCGAACTCGGCGGGGCTGATGGTGGGGTAGTAGACGGTCATGCTGCGCTCCCGGCCAAGCCGAGACGAGTGTTCGACATGCCTACATACTTCGGATTGAGCTCGATCAGGACCGAGTCACGGCCAAGCTCCTCGGACGCGACACCGGTCGTTCCGGCACCGCCGAACGGGTCAAGCACCGTGCCGCCGGCGGGACATCCGGCGAGGATGCAGTCGCGGATGAGCTCCTTCGGGAAAGTGGCGAAGTGCGCTCCCTTGTAGGGTTTAGTGGCAACGTTCCAGACACTTCGCTTGTTACGCATCGGGACAACCGCGCGGAACGCATTGCGGCCACTCGAAGCCATGGCTTCGGTCTTGCCATTGAAGCCGCCACGCTTAACGGACGGTCGCGGACGATGCTGCGCGGCGTTCTGCCCAGGCAGGACGTGTTCTGAGACCGGGTTGCCAACGCGATCGAAGGTGGCTGCGCGACCGCTCCACTCCTTCGCCGGCTCTTTGATGGCCTCCGCATCGAAGTAGTAGCGCTCCGACTTGCTCAGCAGGAAAAGGTACTCGTGCGCCTTTGTGCACCGATCGGTGACGCTCTCCGGCATGGCGTTAGGTTTGTTCCAGATGATGTCCTGGCGCACGTACCAGCCGTCGGCCTGAAGCGCGATTGCGACCCGAGCCGGCAGGAGCATGAGGTTCTTGGGCTTAAGGCCCGTAACGACCTTTCGGCGACCGACACCGGTATCGCCGTGCAGTGCCTTCGCGTGCTTTCCGCCGCTGGCGCCGCCCCACTTCCCGTCGTTGGCGTAGCTATCGCCGATGTTCAGCCAGAGCGTGCCGTCGTCACGCAGGACACGCCGAACCTCGCGGAACACATCCACCAGCTCGGCAATGAACGCCTCCGGCGTCTGCTCAAGGCCAATCTGTCCATGCACGTCGTAGTCGCGCAGGCCGAAGTAAGGCGGGCTGGTGACACACGTATTCACCGAGCAGTCCGCCAAGGACCGGAGCACGTCGCGGCAGTCGCCTGTGTGGATAGTGACGGTCATACGTTCTCCGGGATCTCAGCGAGGTCGTCCCACAGCACTTCGTGCCGTGACGCCTTCTCGCGAATGGTTTCGAGGGTGTTGCAGCTGCCCGAGCTGTCGGCGATGCGCCAACCGGGCAGTTCGCAGCCGCGGAAAAACTCGCCATAGGTGCGGAAGGCGCCGACGCATGCGGCCGTGAAGCCCTTATGGGTGATCACCGGCCCGATGCTCATGCGCGTGCCGTCGTCCCGCTCGAGGAACAGGTCGTAGACCTTGGCCTTCGTCACGCGTCGGCAGGCGGCGCGCACGGCGCCGGGCGAAATGTTGAACTGGTTGGCGACTTCGGCCGTGGTGGCGCTGGAGCGCGCGGCGACGATCGCCTGGTCACGCTCGTGGTCACGGACGTTCGCGTAGATCGGCGCCGCGGCCATTACTCGGGCCTCGGCAGTTTGAAGAGGTCGGCCAGCTTCGAGAGCAGACGCGCATACTCGGCGGCCATGAGCGCGAAGTTGGCGTCAGCCTCGGCGGCGGCGCTCTCGGGCGAGTCCGGCTGCTCGTCCAGCACGACGTCGGTAAAGCGCAGCTTGCGGATGACTAGGTCTTCGCCCAGCACGAAGCTGATGCGGTCCTCGAACACCAGGCCGATCTTGAAGACCTGCTTGCCGGTGCGGAGGTGCTCGCGGACCTCGTCGGTATCCAGATCCTGCCGGCGGCAACGTGCGATCGCGCCGGACGCGGTGGCCGGGTCGCGCAGCTCCACCTCGTCACCGAGGACAAACCCGGGCGACAGCTCGCCGGTGGCGACCCAGTGGGTCAGCAGCACGCGCGGCGATTCTTCGGGGGCGAGCGGTACGGCGGGGAAGCTGCCTAGCGCTTCGCGGACCATGGATAGGAGGTTCTCGGCAGCCTTGCGGCTCGCCGTGTCGACTACCAGCCAGCCGCCGCGCACGTCGACGTAGGCGGCCATGCGACTGCTACGGACGAAGGCGCGCGGCAACAGCTCGTTGAGCAGGTCGTCCTTCATGCGCTTCCGCTCGCGCCCGGAGACCTTGCGGCCCTCGTCGTCCACGATCTTCTGCACGCGCTCGGCCAGCTTGTCGTTGACCACCGAGGTCGGGAGCATCTTGTCCTGGAAGCCCGCCATGAACTGCGTGCGCCCGGCGATCGACTGCGTCAGAGCCACCTCGGAACGGCCAAAGGGCGAGACGAAACCACGCGTGGACCATTCCATCGGGCCAACGGCGCGCAGGCGGTGCTCGGCAAGCACACCGTCAAGGCGTGACAGGTCGTCAGCGACCGGCGGCGAGAAGCGGAACAGGGTGAGGTTGCGGTAGAACATGGGCTGTCCTCAGTGAATGTCGGCGAGGGCGAAGGACGGCAGATAGGTGCCGGTCTTGCGAGCGATCTCGTTGATGGCGTCGGCCGCTCCGGAGAAGTCGCGGCGCCGGATGCGTGCCGCGACTTCGTCCCAGCCGAGGGCGTCCATCCGGACCACGCCGTGCTTGCGAAGGTCTGACGCTTCCATCGCGTCGATGACTTCCTCGGGGTCGATGTCCACGGTCACGTACACGTGCGGAATCCTTGCCGGCTCGGCCGGCGGTTACTCAGAAAGGGATGTCGTCTCGGTCGAAGTCGTCGTTGACCGGGGCTCCGTTGGACGGTGGCGGGGTGTCGTGGCTGCGCTGCTGGTCGTGGTCGCGCTGCGCACGGCCCTTGCCAGACTTGCCGCTGGCGCGCTCACCGCCGCCGAACTTCGATTCGCCGTAACGGTCTGCCGGACGGTCCGAAGGCTGGCCGCCGAGCATCTGCATCTCGTTGGCCATGATGTTGGTGGTGTAGCGTTCGATGCCGTCGCGGTCGGTGTACTTGTCCGTGCGCAGCGAGCCCTCGATGTAGACCTGGCGACCTTTCTTCAGGTACTCGCCTGCGATCTCGGCGAGCTTCCCGAACAGCTTCACGCGGTGCCACTCGGTGCGTTCCTGCTTCTCGCCGGTCTGCTTGTCGGTCCAGGCTTCGGACGTGGCGATGCTGAGCGTGGTGATCGCCGTGCCGCTGCCGGTGTAGCGCGTCTCGGGATCCTGTCCGAGGTTGCCGACGACGATCACCTTGTTGATGCCACGAGCCATCAGGCGGGCTCGCTCTCGGTCGTCACGGAGGCGGTCTCCACTTCGGCGCCGTCGTGCAACGCGATGACCAGGTCATCCTGCGAGGCGACGCGGATCTGGTACTCATCCATAGCGACGTGGCGCAGCGCGGCAGCCTGCGAGGTGGCGCGCACCAGGCGCGGGCCTTTCTCGCTCTGGTGCTTCACGGCGTAGATGCGGGTCGGGGTCTTGCTCATGGTGCGAATTCCTTTGCCGGCGAGGCCGGCGTGTTGAAAAAAGTTGCCCGTCTTTCCGGGCCGTCAGCGGCAGCAGGGGGGGGGGGATACAGCCGCGGTTCCCGCAGCCACTCAGGGGGAGGAGTGGGAAGCGGCGGGATCGATGACCCAGGCGAGAGCGCCGAGGGTCCAGATGGTCAGGACGAGAAGGGCGGCGGTGCGCTCGTCAAACGGCGCGGACATCCACCAGGCGATTGCGCGCTTCATCGGCGGCGCCCCTCGCACGGCTCGTCGGTCACCTCGACAACAGGCGTCCCGTACGCACCGATAGAGCCGGTCTGCCGCGTCTTGAACCCGTGCGAACAGTTGGCGTGGATGTTCGGCAGCGTCATCGTGGACGCCGGGTGCGTGGTGCTCGGGCGGAAGTTGCCGCAGGCGGCGAGGGCGAAGATCGCCAGGCCGATCATGAGCATCAGGAAGATGCCGACCGGGCTCTCGCCGTACCGCTGCAGGGTGGGCGTGGACGATTCCGAGTGCATGAGCTGCTGGGCGGCGCGGACTTCGCGATCGCCCTCGGTCTTCAAGGTGGCGTAGCGGAGCGCGCGGCGCTGCTGGACGGTCTGGGTGCTCATGCGACGCCCTCCACTCGAGCCAGGGCGGAGCGCAGGCGCGTCACGTCCTTCGAATTCAGCGTGACAGAAACCGTCGCCTCGCTGCTGTTGTGACGAGCGAATGGCTCGATCGCCAGAAGAAGCTCCGCCAGATCAGCCTGCGCCTGCGCGTATGCCCTCTGGTGCGCCTTGACGACGCCCGGCTTGAATTGCTCGGGGAACTGCGCGGCGTCGTCGACGTAGGACTGGCAGATTTCCAGCACCATCAGCGAGCTAGGCACCTTCATGCCGTTGAAGAAGCTCATGCCGCCGCCTGCTGCGCATTACGTGCCATGGCTTCGTAGTGGTAGACGCGGACTTCGGAGATGGCATCCAGCAGTGCGTGATGCACGCGGCAGAGGCCCGCGAACGCGTCCTTGGCATGGAAAGCTGCATCAGCCGGAGCGGCGATGTCGGACTCGATATCCGCGATCAGCTGGTTGGTCATCGTGACCAGCGCCTGCGCCCTCTCGGCGAGCGCCTGGTACTTCGCGTTGCGTTCGTTGGTGCCCATCGTCCTCTCCCATCGCCGTCAAGCCGGCTTGTCAGGAACGATAAGACAACTAATCACATCGTGTCAAGCACTCTAATCACTCGATACGTAAAAATCCCTGCTCATGAATGGAGGCAGCGTGGAAATTCTGGTTTGTGATCGGTGCGACAGCGTGCTCAATGTTTCGGGCAAGTGCCCTGCCTGCGACGACAAGCAGGGGTTGGAAGACGTGGTGATTGAGCCCACCAACTTCTCGGAAATCGGGCCGCGGGTCGACGTCCTAGAGGGTGACTTCCTCACTGGAGCCGCCGCGCTGCTGCAGGGCGGGTGGCTGCGGCTGCCGGGCTATGCAGGAAAGCTTGATCCGGGGTCGGTCTACAGCATCGACGAAGTGAATACGGCGACTGTGCCTCAGTTGCGCACGCAAGTGGCTTGGGCGCTGGGCGGCCTTGCCATATTCGGCCCCGCAGGATTGATCGCAGGTGCGGTCATCGGAGCCGCGCGCAACACCGTAGACGTCACCTTCCTGATGATCCTCCACGACCGGCGACGCATTGTAGCGAAGGCTCCTGCCAAGACACTTGCAGTCCTACGGATGGCGGTCGCGACCTCTCAACGCTAGCGTCGGCGGCGACGCCGGTGCTCCATCATCGTGCCAATGATCAGGCCCGGATTCGATGGCGAGACGCTGATTGTAGGCCAGTCCGGATTGAGCGGCACCAAGTCAAATAACTCGACACCTGTGGCTTGGTCGATGCCACGGGATCGGTACTTTTTGAACGTGGCCGACTCGTCGTCGTCTACCTTCGCGACGACGAAGTCCCCAGGCCGCGGCTTCACTGCAGGATCGATAATGACCACGTCGCCCTCGCGAAACTCATCCATCATCGACTCACCGTCGATGACCAGGGCGAAGGCCAAACGCCCGAGTTCTGCGGCCATATCTCGATCCACGCCTATCTGCTCCGATCCTTGGCCTAGGGCGTACGGATCCACGGCACCCTTGCCGTAACCAGCCTGCACATAGCTGATCACAGGAACCATCCTCACCGCGTCTTCCGCCAGCGTGAGGCCAGGAGGCGCGTCAGCGGCTTCTCGCCGGTCCTTTCCGGTTCGCAGGAACGCGACCGGTTTCCCTAACACCCCGGCAGCCAGCTCGAGCAGCGCGCTGCGAATATTGTCAGGGTCCGTAACCCCTGACTCCCAGTTGCTGATGGTCGCGCCTGTTACGCCAATACGCTTGGCGAACGCGCGTTGCGACAAGCCTGTCTCTTCACGAGCTGCGCGAAATCTGTCGGCGAACGTATTCATGTTGCTAAGAATACTTGGCAAAGTGATTATGTCGCTTGACAGGGCAGTGATTAGTGGACTTATCATGTGCCACCATGACCAAGTCCGAATTGCTCACCCTTCTGTGCATGCGCCAGTCCCAGTTGGCCCGTCTTCTCGGCGTGTCTCGGTCGGCCGTAGCCCAGTGGGCTGACGACCAGCCCATCCCCGAGAAGCAGGAACTGCGGCTGCGATACGAGCTCCGCCCCGATGTCTTCGGCGAGAAGGTGGCCTGACGTGCTCCGCGACGTCCTCGCCTTGGCATTCATTACCCCGTTCGCGCTGGCGCCGCTGGTCTGGCAGGCGTGGCGCGAGAGGGCAGGGCGCTCCTGACGCCCACCGTGTTTCACCCCTGATTCCCTACTCGTCGTGATCTCCATGGCGAGAGTGTCGCAACCAGTGAGATTTACGACCATGACGAAGCGTTTTCACGAAACCCGTATCGAGCTGGTGCGCCGCATCGCCCGGGAAGCCCAGGCTGATCGCGTGTTGGTCGTCACGGCCTTCGCCGACGCATTCGTCGGGCTGGCGCACACGATGTCCGCCGCGGCATTCGATGAGTCGAACCTGCGCCTTCCGCACCCGACCGACGGCGTGCAGCACGAGAAGGACCGCGCACATAACCGCCAGATCGTCGATCGCTGGCTGCGCGGCGCGGTAAACGAGTTCCCGGCCGAGTTCGAGGAGCCGTGGGTCATGGCGCTGCCCGAGTCCGTGCGCGAGCGTGCCTTGCTGGCGCTGTTCGATCGCTACGACCGCCTGCCGGCGAAGAAGCTTCGCCCGGATGAGGGCCTGTCGTGCTTCAGCGAGGTGCTCCAGCACGCCGCTCGGATGACCGACACCATGGCGCCGATCGTTGCCGACGGTCGTGTCGACGAGCGCGACCAGCCGTACCTGAAGCCCGCGCTCGAGGCGGTCTCTCACCTCATGGCCAGCCTGGCGAGCATGCAAGCCCAGCTGGCAGCCGCGCTGCCCGACGAGCACGACAACGTGCTGCGCATGCGGAGCGCTGGCTGATGGTTTCGCCGTACACGGCCGCTGAGTGGAACCTCTGGTTCGCCACGCTGCGCGCGCTAAAGGCCTTCACCCCATGAACCGCCAGTCGTCCCGTGGCTATCAGCTCGCGCGCGCCCTCGTGCCCGCCGTGCTGGCGCATGGGCCGACACCCGAGCAGCTGGTCGCTGCCGAAATGCACCTTGCCTCGCTGCGGCTCTCGCTGCAGTTGCCCTTGTTCGACACCGTACCGCCTAACGCCGGCTTGATCACCGGCGGACAGCCCGAGCCTACCGGGTTGGCGGAGACGGCTTCTGTAGGCCTGTAGAGGACGTATGGCAACCGAACACTGGTTCCGCTGGCACCACAGCACGGTCACAGATCCCAAGCTGCGCACCATCGCTTCTCGTGCATCTGCGCGCTTGTCACGCAATGTCACGGTCGGTCACGTCGTCGCCGTATGGGCGGCGATGATGGAGAACGCGTCACAGGCTTCGCCTCGCGGCGAGCTGTCCAACTGGTCGGACGAAGACGTCGGCGTCGCCCTGGACATCCCGGAGGATGAGGTCAAAGCAATCTTCGATTCGATGCAGGGAAAGACGCTCGATGGCGATGAGCTGATGGCGTGGAAACGTAGGCAGCCCAAGGCCGAAGACGCTTCTGCCGCTGCACGTAAGCGCGCTCAGCGCGAGCGAGATAAGTCACATGACGATACGGCGCGAGCGATTGAGTCACGACTTGTCACGGCAAGTCACGACAGAGGAGAGGAGAGGAGAGAAGAAGAGAAAGAGCAAGAGCAGGTGCCGCCAGCTTCGCCGTCGGCCGCTGCACCGGCAGTTGCTCCGGTCGAGCAGGGCACGGGCAAAGCTCCTCGTCGTCAGGGCACGCGCTTGCCGGACGACTGGCGTCCGAGCCAGGACCTGGTCGCCGCTGTCCGCGAGGAGCGTCCCGATGTAGACCTGCGCACCGAGACGGCGAAGTTCCGCGACCACTGGCACGCGAAGGCAGGAAAGGATGCGACGAAGCTCGACTGGGACGCGACCTACCGGAACTGGATTCGCAACGCCCGGAAGCCCAACGGGTTCGGGCAGCGCAATGAGCCTGAGCGCCATCGCCAGGAGCTGCGCCGATGAACATGCGCGAATCCATCGCGACGGGCCTACGCGTTCCGCCTTCCTCCGTGGAAGCCGAGCAGAGCGTGCTGGGTGGCCTGATGCTGGCCCCGGATCGCATCGACGCCGTGTCGGCGCGGCTCGAGGAGGACGACTTCTACCGCCGCGACCACCGGATGATCTACCGCGCCATGGTCCAGCTGGCCGCCCGTGGCACGCCGTGCGACGCGATCACCCTGGGTGAGTGGTTCGTCCGGAACAACTTCGACTCGGTCGACCCGTCGTACCTCATGACGCTGGCGAACGACACGCCGAGCGCGGCGAACATCGAGGCGTATGCCCGCATCGTTCGCGAGAAGTCCATGCGCCGCCGCGTGATCGACGTGGCCACCCAGATGGTCGAGCAGGCCTTCGGTGTCGAGCAGGACGCGACCGAGCTCGTGGACGGTGGCATCGCTCAGCTGATGGGCATGCAGCACATCGAGCAGAACACCGAGTACACGCTGCGTCAGGCCCTGACGATCGCCTACGAGGCGGCGGAAGCGGCCAAGGCGCGCGGCGGCAAGATCCCCGGTATCCCGACCGGCCTTACCGAGCTCGACGACGTGCTCGGCGGCCTGCACAACTCCGACCTGATCGTGATCGGCGCGCGGCCGTCGATGGGCAAGACCGCGCTTCTGCTGAACATCGGCCTGGGCGATTCCAGCGGTGCGGGCCTGTTCTCGACCGAGCAGCCGGTGGTGCAGATCGGCTCGCGCATCCTTGCGATCGAGGGTGGCGTCAATGCCTCACGGCTGCGCAACGGCTCCCACGACGAGGAAGACCTCGGCCGCATGGCGAACGCGGTGGGCCGTCTGGTTGAGCGCGAGCTGCTGATCTGCGACCGCGCCGGACTGACCATCGGCGAGCTGCAGCGCACGGCCCGCCGATGGAAACAGAAGTACGGCATCAAGCGCCTGCTGGTCGATTACGTGCAGCGCGTGAAGGGCAACGACCCGCGCATGTCTCGCATCGACCAGGTGGGCGAGGTTGCCGTCGGCCTGAAAGACATTGCGCGGGAGCTGAATATCCCTGTCGTGGCGCTGGCTCAGGTGAACCGTGAAGTGGAGAAGCGCGAGAACAAGCGTCCCAATATGGGCGATCTGGCCAACTCCAGCGAGATCGAGAAGGAAGCCGACCAGGTCCTGATGCTGTACCGCGACGAGGTTTACCACCCCAACTCGCAAGACAAGGGCATCGCCGAGATCAGCGTCGAGAAGAACCGCCACGGCCCGACCGGCTTCATAAAGGCCGCGTGGCAGGCCGAGACGATGCGCTTCCGCGACTTCGCGCCGTACGGGGGCTGGGATGACTGACCCGCTGCTCGCGCGCATCGAGGCCGACCGCCGGCGCTATGACAGGGAGCGCGAGGACAACCGTGCCCGCTTTCCGTTTGCGATGTCGATGGTCGATCCGCTGCGCGAGGCAGGGCTTTCGCCGAAGTTGAAGCATGCCGTGAACGCTGCCGGCGAAGAGATCGGCGCGCCGCCGAAGCCCATCGGCCTGCCCGTGGACGGCGACAAGCTGGCGCGCCTCCCCGAATACGAAGCCTTCTGGCGGCGTTTCTACGGCAAGCAGAAGGACAGCCCAGCCGCATACCGCGAGCGCATGCAGCGCGCCATCAAACCCGGAATGGGAGATCACTGAATCCATGGCAAAGAAGAACAACGCGAAGTCGCTCGCCCCGTCGGCCAACGCCGAGTGGGACGTCTGGGGAGCCTTGTGTGGCTTCACGAGCTGGGCAGCCGCCGCGTCCGCCCTGGGTATCACCACGCAGGCGATCATTACCGCGCGCAAGAAGCCGGTGCGGAGGACGATGCGCCTGGCCATGGACGCCGTCCTATCGGCCCGTGCTCGCATCTCCGATGGGGTCATTCGCGGCTGGATCGAACGGCACGACCTTGAGGGCTGCCTGTGCATTACCGATGCGCGCGCCGCCGTCTCCGACGCCGCATCGCTCCACTCTCTGCTCGCCGATTCGAGTGCGTCCTCGTGAAGCGCACGACGCCGCTCCGCAGGACACCTTTCCCAGCACGCCGCTTCGCGGCGATGTCCACTGTCCGCCAGGCCGCCAAGGCCGCGCAGGAGAATGGAAAGGCCGTGGCCATCAAGCCCGCACTGAAGCGCGGCCGCAGCACCGGCACGCCCACGAAGGCCCAGAAAGCCCGCTGGGATGACATGCGCACCCGAGGCTGCGTGGCCTGCCACCTGAACACCGTCGACCACGGCATGGCCCGCGCGAGCTACGCGAACGACCTGGAGATCCACCACCTACTGTCCGGTGGCCGTCGCCGCGGGCACGACTTCACCGTGTGCCTCTGTCACTACCACCACCAGGGCAAGCGCATGCCTTATGCCGATCACGGGTATGAGGAACACGCCAAGGTGTTCGGCCCGAGCTTTGGCCGCGAGCCGCGCCGCTACCGTCAGTTCTACGGGACTGACGACCAGCTGCTGGCATACCAGCAGGTCATGCTCGAGCGCGCGCCTGTGTTCGGGCCGGAGGCGTCATGGTGAAACGACTCTCCGACGCCGCTCGCGTCCAGGCATACATGCGCCGGGGCGGCCGCATCGACCAGCGCGATGGCGTTGTACTGGTGACGTTGGACGGGATGCGTCTCAAGGGTGGGCAAAACGCGCGCGAGCACTGGCGAGCCCGCGCGAGTCGCACAAAGCGAGAGCGGGACGCGGCAAAGTTGATGCTCGTAGTTGCACGGCGGCCGGCGCTCCCGGTCGTGGTGCGTCTGGTGCGCATCGCTCCGCGTAAGTTTGACGACGACAACCTATCTGGCGCGTTCAAGGCCATCCGTGACGGCGTAGCTGATGCCTACGGGATTGCCGACAACGACAAGACGGTGATCCGCTTCGAGTACGACCAGGAGCGCGGCGCTCCGCACGAATACGGCATCCGGATCGAGGTATCGCCGGCATGAAGGACGATCGCCCGCTGGCGGAGCAGGCGCGAGATTCAATCCTCGGCCTGGCCGTGCTCGCCGTGCGTGCGCCCACGATCCACCGCATGAGCCTGCAGGAGCTGGAAGCCTACGCACTCCTGCTGAAGGCCGGTGCGTCAGACCTTAACGGTGCGATCCATCGGCTGGACCGACTGATCAGGCAACAGAAAAAGAGCGGTGCCGCTGGCGCCGTGCACGACACGCGGAAGTAACGAAGGGGAACACCATGCGACGCAGTAGCGACCTTGAGGCAAGGCTCACCGAGTGGGCAAATGAGTACGGCGGTGGACGCCACGAGAACATCGGCTGGCAGGGAGTCTCGCCGCTCGCCAGCGTCATCAAGTATCACGGTCGAGCTCCTGAGGGACTAAACCCGGCGCGCGTGGTAACGAATGGCGCAGCCGATGAGGTCGAGGAAGCTGTGCGCGCCCTTGGGTCGCAGCGATCAGGCGTCATTCCCGCCGCTGTGTTGCGCTGCGAGTACAACGCCAGAGAAGTTGGTCGCGAGGTTCGTATTCAGCGGCTTGCTCGCGTCGGGTGCCGGATCACGGGCACGGGGCGCGGGCGAGAGGCAAGATATTGCCAGCATCTGCGCACGGCCAAGGTATACGTTGCTGGACGGCTGAGGCTGCCGTTCGATGAGATGCTCGCGGATGAGGATGCGATCGACATGCTCGAGTACATCGTGCAAACGGGCTCTTGATTAATTAACAAAATTCGATTTTTATGTAAGCGTCGAACATCAACTATCACACGAAGCCCTGGCACCCGCTGGGGCTTTTTCGTTTTCGTCCCGCCGCGGGGACGATCGGCCGGAACGCTGCCTCCCCTCAGCGTTTCGGCCAACCTATTCCGGAGCATCCCATGGACGTCGCCACCTTCAGCCGTGCAGCGGGTATTCCGCTCGTAAGGGCCAATGTGTGGGCACCGCCGGTGTTGGCAGCCATGGCACGCTTCGATATCACGACGCCCACCCGCCAGGCCGCCTTCATCGCCGAATGCGGTCACGAGTCGGCCGGCTACATGTACACCCGTGAGGTGTGGGGACCGACGAAGGCGCAGGCTGGCTACGAAGGTCGCGCCGACCTTGGCAATACGAAGAAGGGCGACGGCTCGCTGTTCCGTGGGCGAGGGCTGATTCAGATTACCGGACGCGGCAATTACGCCGCCGTTGGCCGTGGGCTTGGTGCCGATTTGCTGTCGAACCCGGCGCTGCTGGAGCGCGAGGACTACGCCGCGCTCTCCGCCGCTTGGTGGTGGAAGGCGAACGGCTGCAACGCCCTTGCCGACCGCGGCGACTTTCTGGCGCTGTCCATCCGTATCAACGGAAAAAATAAGGATGGCTTGCCGAACGGATGGGAGGATCGGCAGCGCCGCTGGACGATCGCGAAGCGCGAACTGGGTGTGCAGTGAACGAGATGCCGCCGGCCCAGTCGGCGATCGAATGGATCAGGCTGCTGGCCGTATCGGCATTCGCTGCCGTCGGCGGTGTCACCGGCGCGGTGCTGCGTGCCATGGATGCAAAACAGCCGATCTCGATCACAGGCGCTCTCATCGAATTTATGGCAGCGGGGTTCGTTGGAGCCCTGAGCGGCCTTCTCTGCTCGGCGTGGGGACTGAGCATCGTGTGGACCGCCTTCATCGCCGGCACCTTCGGCATGCTGGGCGCCCGGGCAACCATCCAGGTGATGCAGCGATTCGTCTGGCAGAAGCTCGGGCTCAACCGGAGTTCGCAAGATGACAAACCTGCTGAGTAGCGGATGGTCGATCGTCAAGGACAAGGCTCGTCTGATCATCGAGTACGTGCTGATCCTCTTCATCATCGTGCTGGGCGTGTATGGCACGGTCGCGTATTTCCGTACCAAGGCGCTCACCGAGTCCACGCTGTCTCTCAGCGAGAAGCTTGGGAGGGTGAGCGGGACGCTCGACCAGCAGGTGCAAGCCAATGCCGACCAGGACGTTGCCATCGCCGACCTGGCACGCCTGCGCAAGATCGACAGCCAGGCGCTCGAAGGCCTGCATCAGGAACTGGACAAGGCCGACACCAAGGGTGACACGTTGCGCCAGAAGGTGCGGCAGCTGGAGAAAACGAATGCTGATGCGAAAGCCCTTCTGGACACTGCCGTGCCTCCTGCTCTTGGCTGCGTGCTCGATGGCACCCCGTGCCCCGGCTCCGGTAGTGACAAGCCGAACGGTGGTGCAGCAGGCCCGCCCCGCTGACGAGCTCCTGAAGCTCTGCGATGCGCCCGTGCTGGTTCCCTCACGCAGCGTGCGGGACATCACGGACAACAGCACCGCGAAGGGCGTGGCATTCGATAAGTGTGCGGCGCGCTTCCGCTGCTTGGTGTGGTGGATCACGACTGCAAACCGCGAGACCGCACCAGTCGAGTGCCGGACCGACTGATGGGCGGCACGCGAAGACCGGCCACGGCCTCACGTGGCTACGGTGCGAAGTGGCAGACGGCGCGAGCGGCGTTCCTCGCGACCCATCGCTTCTGCGTGATGTGCCACCCAACCGGCGCACCGACGACCGAGGACATTGAGCGGGGCCACGTGGTTGAGGCAACGGTGGTCGATCACATCAAGCGTCACGGCCTGCGTGCTGCACAGGAGAGTGGCGACCCGGCACGCATCGCGCAGGCCCAGCACCTCATGTGGTCGAGGTCGAACTGGCAGCCGCTGTGCGAGACGCACCACAACGCGACGAAGCAGAGGATGGAGAGCCGGGGCTACGAGGTAGGCGCACGCGACGACGGTCTGCCACTCGATCCTGGGCACCATTGGAATCGATGACGCCCTGCATCAGCCCGGGCGCGAAACTGAATGAAATGTTAAGCTCCGTTCAGGTTCGGCCGCCGACCGACGCCCGGGGTGGGGTAGGGGGTCCGAAAGTTCAGACGACCTCGCTGCTGACCGCCTGCCCTCCTTTTTCCGCAGCGAGCCAGAATTCAGGACTTTTTTTGTGAGGGGTCGAACCGCCACACCCGATGCCTTGAAGAAGGCTCGCGGCACCGCGCGCAAGAGTCGGGCGAAGGCTGCCGTACCAGCGCTGCCGGTAGCCGGGAGCCAGCCGCCGCCGAAGCATTTGAGCAAGCTCGCCGCCGCGGCCTGGCAGGTTTACTGCCCGCTGGCCACCAGCATGCGCGTGCTCACGCAGGGCGACCTGCTGACGCTGGAGCGCTTATGCGAATGCTCGGCTGAGGTGCGCGAACTGACCGCCGACGTGAAGAAGTCCGGCCGCACGTACATGACCGAGAACGGGCTGATCAAGGCCAACCCCGCGGTTGCCATGCTGGCCGACGCCGACCGACGCCTGCTGGCCTATCTCACCAACTTCGGAATGACTCCAGCGGCCCGATCAAAGGTCGCGCCCACTGGCGATGGTGAAGAAAAGAACCCCAACGACGAGTTCTTCGGCGGCGTCCACTGACCGGGCGACCGAGTACGCGAAGAAGGTCGCCGCCGGTAAGATTCTGGCCGGGCCCGACATCCGCAACGCCTGCGCGAGGCACCTGCGCGACCTGAAGAGCGGCGCGAAACGCGGCCTCACATGGGACGCGGAGAAGGCCGGGCGCGCAATCCGTTACTTCGAGAAGGTGCTGAAGCTCAACGGCGGCGAGTTCGAGGGCAAGCCCTTCATCCTGCTGGCCTGGCAGGCATTCATCGTCGGCAGCATCTTTGGCTGGATGGGCGCGAACGGCTTTCGCCGGTTCCGCGAGGTCTATGTCGAGTCCGGCAAGGGCTCGGGCAAGTCGCCACTGGCCGCTGGCGTGGGCATGTACTGCCTGACGGCGGACAACGAGCCGCGCGCCGAGGTGTATGCGGCGGCGACGAAGAAAGACCAGGCCATGATCTTGTTCCGCGACGCTGTCGCGATGCGGGAGCTGTCGCCGGACCTGCGCACGCGGCTCAAGCCGTCGGGCACGGGCGAGAAGGTCTGGAATCTCTCGTACGAGGCGGCCGGCGCGTTCTTCCGGCCCATCTCGGCCGACGATGGGCAGTCCGGTCCTCGCCCGCACTGCAGCCTGATCGACGAGGTGCACGAGCACAAGAACGGCAACGTCATCAAGATGATGCGTGCCGGTACGAAGGGGCGCCGACAGGCGCTCATGTTCATGATCACCAACTCGGGCCACGACCGGACGTCGGTCTGCTACGACTACCACGACTACGGCCGCAAGGTATGCGCTGGCCTAGCCGAGGACGACGCGTTTTTCGCGTTTATCTGCTCCCTGGACGAGGGTGACGATCCGTTCAAGGATGAAAGTTGCTGGGGCAAGGCGAACCCTTCGCTGGGTGAGACCTTCTCGCCGCAGTACCTGCGCGAGCTGGTGGTCAAGGCCCGCGGCATGCCCTCACAAGAGAGCGTGGTCCGTCGGCTCAACTTCTGCCAGTGGGTCGAATCGGACACGCCGTGGATCGGCGCGGACGCATGGCTGGCCTGCGAAAAGGATTTTGCCGTCGAGGCCATGCGGGGCGAGGAGTGCTACGGCGGACTCGATCTTTCCGGCACGCGCGACCTCACGGCACTGGCGCTGTACTTCCCACGCATGAGGCGGGCGGCCGTCGAGTTCTGGACGCCAGGCGACACGCTGGAGGAGCGCGCGAAGCGGGACCGGGTGAATTACGGGCTCTGGCGTGACCAGGGACACCTGCATGCGCCGCGTGGCAAGGCCGTTGATTACACCGTAGTCGCTGAGCGCCTGGGTGAGTTGGCGGCGCTGTTCGACATCAAGGCGATCGCGTTCGATCCGTACCGCATCAAGTACCTCGAGCCTGAGCTGGAGCGTCTGGGCATCGACGTGAAGCTGGTTTCGCACGGGCAGGGCTTCGCCAAGTCCAGCGAGTCCGGCCTGTGGATGCCGCACAGCATCGAAACGCTGGAAAGCGACCTGGGCGACAAAGATATCCAGATCAAGCCGAACCCGTGCCTTCGCTGGAACGCCGCGAGCGCGGTCCTCGAAGCCGACAACAAAGACAACCGCATCTTCGCCAAGAAGAAGGCAACCGGCCGCATCGACGGCGTGGTCGCGCTGGCGATGGCGCGCGGCGCTGCCGAGGATCTTGCCGACGATGGCGACCTCGATGGCTTTTTCAGCAACCCGATCATGGTGGGTACGTAATGCACGCAGTCGTGGCCTTCCTCATTTTGGTGGTAGCGGCCCTGGCGTGCCTCGTCGGCGGGGTTTTCCTGCTGGCCGGTGCGGGTTGGGCGCTGATCACGATGGCTGTGGGCCTCCTCGGCATCGCTGGCGTGCTTCGCCGCGGTATGGGGACGTAAGCGATGGCTGATGGTTCCTTCCTGGGCGCGCTGGCGCGCGGCGCCGCGCCGACGCCGTTCAGCCATACCGACCTTGTCGATCAACGTCCCAAGCGCGGCATCTTCGCCGCGCTGAGCGACTGGCTCGGCAAGAGCATTGGTCTGTCCGACACGGCGTTCTGGCGCGAGTGGGCCGGGACGTCGGCCAGTGGCGAGCCGGTGACGATCAATCGATCGCTGCAGCTGTCCACGGTGTGGGCCTGCGTGCGGCTGATCTCCGAGACGGTGTCGACGCTGCCGTTGCGGGTCTACCAGCGCATGCCGGATGGCACGCGGCAGCCGGCGACGTCGCACCCGCTCTACCGCCTACTCAGCCTGTCGCCGAACGCGGAGATGACACCGGCGCGCTTCATGCTGCTGGTGGTGGCGAGCATTTGCCTCTGGGGCAACGCATTCGTCGAAAAGCGCTATATCGGCACCCGGCTGGTGGCACTCGATCCACTGCTGCCACAGAACATGACGGTCAAGCGCCTGGCCGACGGCTCGCTGGAATACACCTACACCGCGGCCGGTAAGCAGCGCGTCATTCCCGAGCGCACGCTCATGCATATCCGCGGCTTCGGGCTGGACGGTATCTGTGGCTTGCAGCCCATCCAGCAGGGGCGCGAAATCTTCGGCTCCGCCGCCTCGGCCAACAACGCCGCCGCGGCGATCTTCGCCCAGGGCATGCAGGCGTCCGGCTTCCTGAGCGCCGAGAACGCGCTGGGGAAGGAGCAACGCGAGCAGATCCGCGACAGCCTGGCGAAGTTCGTCGGCTCCAAAAGCGCCGGCAAGCTGATGGTTCTGGAAGCGGGGATGAAGTACCAGGGCATCACGATGAACCCGGAAGCGGCGCAGATGCTGCAGACCCGCGGCTTCAACGTCGAGGAAATCTGCCGCTGGTTCCGTGTTCCGCCCTTCAAGGTCGGGCACATGGACAAGGCGTCCAGCTGGGCCAGCAGTTCGGAAGCGCAGAACTTGTTGTTTCTGACCGACTGCCTCCGTCCGGTGCTGGAGAACATCGAGCAGGAGGTCCAACGGTGTCTGATGACGCCGGCAGACCAGGGCGTCTACTACGTCGAATTCTCGGTCGAGGGACTGCTCCGAGCCGACAGCGCCGGCCGCGCGGCCTACTACCACGCCGGGCTCAACGACGGCTGGATGAACCGCGACACGGTGTGCACGAAGGAAAACCTGCCGAAGCCGCCAGGCGGTGAGATCTACACGGTGGCAGCGAACCTTGTTCCGCTAGACCAGCTCGGCAAGCAGCCCAGCGGCAGCGAGCAGGCCCGCGGCGCCGTCGCGTCATGGCTGGGCATGGACCGCATCGAGAGTGCGCTGGCCAAGCTAACCGCGGCCGCTGACTCGACTCACCGCGACGTCTCGTCGCTTCACTGACCGGAGACACCATGAAGAACCGCCACCTTCCGGCCGCGCCGGAGGGCGCCGTGCGCTCGGGCGTCCGAAGCGAGCTGTCGCCCCTCGCGCTCGAGCGTTGGAACGCCCGGGTGTTCGCCGCGTCCGACGACGCCAACACCATTTCTATCTTCGACCCCATCGGCTACGACCCGTGGACGGGCGACGGCGTCACGGCCAAGCGGATCTCCGCGGCCCTGCGCAGCCTCAACGGCGCCGACGTGACGGTAAGCGTCAACTCGCCCGGTGGCGACATGTTCGAAGGCCTGGCGATCTACAACCTGTTCCGCGAGTACGAGGGCCAGGTGACCATGAAGGTGCTGGGTGTGGCCGCCTCGGCGGCTTCCATCATCACCATGGCCGGCGACGAAGTGCAGATCGCCCGCTCGGCCTTCCTGATGATCCACAACGCCTGGGTCGTGGCCGTCGGCAACCGCAACGACCTGCGGGATATGGCCGACACCCTCGAGCCCTTCGACCGGGCCATGGCGGACATTTACGCCGCGCGCACGGGTCAGGACATCAAGGCCATCCAGAAGCTCCTGGACAACGAGACCTGGATCGGCGGCAGCGATGCTGTGTCCCAGCGATTCGCCGACGACCTGCTCGCTTCGGATGCCGCGAAGACTGGCGACAAGACGAAGGCTTCGGCGCGCATGGCGCTGCACCGGATCGACGCCGCCCTGATCAGCGCCGGCCTTTCGCGGGCCGAGCGCCGCAGCCTGATCAACGAGTTCAAGTCCGGCATGCCCAGCGCTGCCGGATCGGATGACACGCCTGGCGCTGTCGTCTCCGGTACGCCGAGCGCTACCGATCAACCGGGGCATTCGCCCAACCAGCAAGCCAGTTTCGAAGCCGCTTTGTTCGGCCTCGTCGTGGCGCCCAGCACCGTCCACACCGGAGAGACCCACGCATGACCACCATGACCAACGAGCAGCTGCTCGAAAAGGTGACCGCCGCCCTGACGACGGCGACCACCGGCTTCCAGAGCCAGGCCGAAAACGCCCTGAAGGAAGCCAAAAACGCCGGTAGCCTGTCCCAGTCCACCAAGGACGCCGTCGACAAGGCGCTGACCGAGATCGGCACGCTGACCACCGCTCAGAACGCGCTCACCGAGCAGCTGTCGCAGGTCGAGCAGAACATCGTGCGCAGCCAGAACGGTGGCGGCGAGAAGAAGGTGAAGAGCTTCGGCGAGCAGGTGCTGGCCTACGACGGCCTGGCCGACTTCGCCGCGCGGGTGAAGAGCAACGAGCGATGCCGTGTGAGCGTGCCCGTGCGGGCCGCGTTGCTGACCGGCGGCCTCGGTGCCGGCGTGATCGAGCCCGATCGCCAGTCCGGCACGCTGGCCACGCCCAAGCAGCGCCTGTTCCTGCGTGACTTGGTGTCCAGCGGCCGCACGACGTCGAACGCGATCAGCTGGATCCAGCAGACCGGGTTCGTCAACAACGCTGGAGTGGTCGTCGAGAGCACGCGCAAGCCGACGTCGACGATCAATTACGCCCTGAAGATGACACCGGTGGCTACGATCGCGCACATCTTCAAGGCCGCCAAGCAGGTAATGGACGACCTGCCGCAGCTCGCCAGCGACATCGACGTCGAGATGCGTTACGGGCTGAAGTACGCGGAGGAGCAGCAGCTGCTGTTCGGCGACGGCACCGGGGCCAATCTGCACGGCATCGTGCCGCAGGCCACCGCGTTTGCGCCCGGCTTCACCGTGGCCGAGCAGACCCCGATCGATGACATCCGCCTGGCGATGCTGCAGGCCCAGCTGGCCCGCCTGCCGGCCAGCGGCACGGTGCTCCACTTCATCGACTGGGCGAAGATCGAGCTGACCAAGGACAGCCTCGGACGCTACATCCTGGCCAATCCGCTGGGCCTGCTCGGCCCGGTCCTGTGGGGCGTGCCGGTGGTTGCCACCGAGATCGCCGCTTTCGTCGGCAAGTTCCTCACCGGCGCCTTCCAGGGCGGTGCGCAGATCTATGACCGCGAGGACGCCAACGTGGTGATCGCGACCGAGAACGAAGACGACTTCGTCAACAACCTGATCGCCGTCCGTTGCGAAGAGCGGCTCGGCTTCGCGGTCAAGCGCCCCGAGGCCTTCATCTACGGCGCGCTGACCCAGTCGGCCGCTGCTGGCGCTTAACCCTTCACCCACCATGAGCGGTCGGCCATCGCGCTGACCGCTCCGCGAGGACACCATGGAACTGATTGCGAAGAAGCCGATCCTGCTCGGCAAGAACGTTATCTCGGACGGCGAGAGCTTCGAGACCCACGACCAGCACGGCAAGGAGCTGATCGACAAGGGCTACGCCGCGCTCAAGGGCGCGACCACTGCCGCACCGCCGGTTGGTAATGGCGAGGCCGAACTGAAGCCCGGCGAGAAGTTCGTCGCGGGCAAGGCGACCGACGTCATCGCCTCGATCGAAGGCACCGACAAGGAACTGCTGACGGAGGCGCTGGAGGCCGAGAAGGCCAAGGGCGACAAGCAGCGCAAGGGCGTCGTCGAAGCACTGACGGCAGCCTTGGAAGCCTGACGTGCTGCTCACCGATGACCAGGCCCGGGCACATGTTCGGGCCAGCAGCGACGAGGACGTCGCGGTCTACCTCGGCGCCGCCGAGCAGGCCGCGGCGGACTTCCTCGGGCGGCAGGTTTACCCGACGCCTGAGGACATGGCTGCCGCCGTTCTGGCCGGCACGTCGGGCGACGATCCCATGGTGGTCAATGACGCGATCAAGGCGGCCGTGCTGCTGATCTTCGGCCACCTGTACCGCAACCGCGAAGACGTCATCACCGGCGCCTCCGCGGCGGCAGTCGTCATTCCGATGGGCTCGCGCACACTCCTGTGGCCCCATCGCGTGGGCCTTGGCGTATGAGCCTGGCCGCTGGGGAAATGGTGCATCGGCTCCGTGTCGAGGAGCTTGTACAGGCGACCGATCCGGACTACGGCGGCCGTGTTGGCAATCCCGAATGGACGCTGGTCGCCGAGGTGTGGGCGAAGCGCACGAACACGCTTCGCGCCACAGCGGAGGCGCTGGCCAGCGGCACGACCATCGCGCCCGTGCAGGTCCGGTTCGACATGCGCACGCGTCGCCTCACTGCCGCGATGCGCCTGGTGGGAGTCAAGGGCGACCACGACGGTGTGATCTACGACATCCAGAACATCGGTATCAGCAACGACCGCAGCGAGATGGCCGTGCTCTGCACATCTGGAGCGTCCAATGGCTGACCTTGATCTCGAAATCGACGGACTCGCCGACCTCGAACGTCGCCTCACCGAGATCGCAGGCCCGGGCGCTCGCCGGGCCCTCTCGAAGGGTCTTCGGCAGGGGACCAACGTCGTCCTGAAGGAGGCCCGGCGTCGGGTTCGTAAGAAGACCGGCGCTACGGCGAAGGCCACGCGCACGAAGAGCCAAGGTCAGCAGGGTCAGGACATCACTTATTCGGTGACCACTAATTACGTCGGCCGCTTCCTCGAGCTGGGTACCTCACAGATGCCGGCCTACCCATTTCTCAGGCCGGCGACGGAGGCTTCGGCTCAGTTGGCCGTTCAGATCATGCGTGACGTGACCCTTGCGGCGATCGAGATCGAGGCATCGCGGAAATGAGTGTCGAAACCGCGCTTTACGCCGCGCTCAAAAACCTCGCGCCGACTTTTCCGACCCTCGCACCGCAGGGCACGACAGCGCTTCCCCGGATCACCTATCAGCGCGTAGCCGGCGGTGACGCTAGCACCTATGCGGGCGACGGTATGGGCGCGACGAACGTGCGCGTGCAGGTCGACGTGTGGGCATCCGACTACCCGGCTGCCAGGAAGCTCTCTGATCAGGCGCGCGCCGCCCTGTATGCGGCGCTGGCCGTTGGGCAGGTCACAGACAACCCGTCCGATTACGAGTCGGACACCAAATTGCACCGGGCGTCGTTCGACGTCGAAGCCTGGGAATAACCACCGCTACCGCGGGACCTCGCCGGCCATGCCGGTACTTTGAAGCCACCTCCGGGTGGCTTCTTCTTTTTGGAGACCAACATGGCAGTCAATAAGGCCAAGAGCACCCAGTTCCGCAAGGTCGAGGTGAGTGAGACGGGCACCGCGCAGGGCACCTGGACGAAGATCAGCCAGACCAGCGACGTGACCCTTTCGACCGGCTCCGCGCAGTTCCTGGACGCCACCAACTACGACAGCACGACGAAGGAATACATCGCCGGCCTCGACGACGTTGGCGACCTGAATATCCCATTCCAGCGCGTGGTCGACGATGAGGGCCAGAACATGGCGCGCGACGCGTCGTTCGAGCGCCCGCGCCCGACGCTGTATTTCCGCTTGACCACCGGCCAGGGCGAAGTGATGACCTTCGAGAGCGAGGTCGGCGGATGGCAGGTCGGCGGCGCCGCGAACACGGTCGAAACCGGCCAGTTCACCGTGCGCCCGCGCAACATCGTCTGGACCGGACCGGTGACGCCGTAATGGGAAAGCTGCTCACGAAAGACCAGATCCTCACGGCCGACCGGAAGAAGTTCGAGGACGTCGAAGTGAAGGAATGGGGCGGCACCGTTCGCCTGCAGGAGCTGTCGGCGAGCGACCGCGATCAATGGGAGGCCGAGCAGATCATCGTCAGCGCCGACGGTGCCGGCGCGAAGTTCAATCCGAAGCATGCTCGCGCCCGCCTTGTCGTTCGGTCCCTGGTGGATGAAAACGGGCTCCGGCTTTTCAAGGACGATGAGGTTGCATCGCTCGGCAGCCTGGCCGCGTCGACGATGCAAAAGCTGTTCAACAAGGCGCGCAAGCTGAACGCTATCAGCGCCGAGGATATGAAGGAACTGGAGGGAAACTCCGAAGCCGCCCCGAGCGCAGGCGGCTCTTCGACCTCTGCGAGCGCTTCGGCGTAGCTCACCCCTCGATCCTTCTCCGACAGCTCACATCGAGCGAGCTGTCGGAGTTGATCGCCTACAGCGAGCTCCATCCCGTTTCACCCGGCCTCGAAAAGATGCTGGCCCGGGTAGTCCAGGTGTCGGCGATTGCCGGCGGCGTGAAGGTGGGCGACGAGCCCATCCCCTTCGCGGACCATCTCATCCGTAAGTACCCCAACGAGAACTGACCTTGGCGACCATCGCGCAAATCCGTGCCGACCTGGTCGGCTCGAGTGCAAGCTTTCGTGCGGAGATGATCGCCGGCCAGCGGCAGGCCAACCAGTCGCTGGCCGCAATCCGCACTGACGTGAAGGCGACGGCAGATAGCCTGCTGACCCTGAATAAGGCGGCGGCCGGCTTCGTGGGCTTCGAGGCCATCAAGGCGGGCGTACAGAACCTTCTGGACGCGCAGAAGGCTGCTCAGCAGATCCATTATTCGCTCTTGAGCGCCACCGGTTCCACGACGGCGGCCGATGCCGCGTACCAGCAGGTTGCGGCGACGGTCGAACACCTGGGCCTGGACCTGCAATCCTCGGCGCTGGGCTTCAGCTCCATGTCGGCAGCGGCGAGTGCCAATGGCGTCGCCATGAAGGATCAGGTTGCGCTGTTCGACGGCTTGGCCCGCTCGTCCACCGTCCTGCACCTGTCGTCGGATCAGACGGGTCGCGCGATCACCGCGCTGAGCCAGATTTTCGGCAAGGGCAAGATCCAGGCCGAAGAGCTCCGTCAGCAGTTGGGTGACGCCATTCCCGGCGTAGTTCCGCGTTTCCAGGCCGCCGTGCTGGCGATGACGAAGGGCACGGACCTGGCGGGCAAGTCGTTCGACCAGTTGCTGCAGTCCGGCGATCTGACCGTGCAACGGTTCCTGCCGGCGCTCGTGCAGGCTCTCAACGACACGGGGAAGGGCGCCGAGCAGGCGGCCGGCGGGCTCAACGCGTCGATCAACCGCCTCTCGACCGAATGGTTCAAGCTGAAGACCGACCTGTCCGGCGGGCTTTTCTCCGACGTGGCCATCGGCAGCATCGACCTCGTCGCGCATAACCTGGAGAACTTGGCGGATATCGCCGGGATCACTGGCGGCGTGATCGTCGCTCGCTTGGCCGGTGGAGGCCTAGGCAAGGCCGCGGCAGGCGCCTCGGCGCTCGTGCAGCAACAGCAGGAGGCGCGCGCTGCGGCGCTCGCCGCCACAGAACTGGCTGCCGCCGAGACGGAAGCGGCCGGGGCCGAGATCAAGCAGAACGAAGTCGCGCTTCGCGGCGTCACCGTGGCGCGGGAGCAAGCCCTTGCCGCACGAGACGCGGCGTCGGCCGCCCTGCAAAAAGCGATCGCTGACAACGAGGCCGCGCAGGCCACGCTCAACCACCAGCGCACGGCGGCAACGCTTTCGGCCAACCTTCGGGCCCAACGCATCGCCACTGCGGATGCCGCTGCAGCGCAGGCGGCGCTTACGCGAGCGCAGGTGCAGTACAACGCATCGGCGCAGGCCAGCATCGCCCTGAAGGATCAGCAGATCGCCCTTGAGGGGGCTCTGTTCCGCGCACGTGGCGCGGCGACGATCGCCACCGAGGCCGAGGTGGCCGCCGAGCGGCAGCTTGCCGCAACGGGCGCTGGAGGGCTTCTCGCGCGTGGGGCTGCGGGCCTTGGGAGCGTCGCCCTGGGCCTCGTGGGAGGGCCGTGGGGTGCCGCCGCGCTGGCCATCGGTGCCGTCGGTTATGCCATCTACGACACCCAGAAGCGGTCGGAGGACTACCGCCGGGAAACGCAGGAGCAGGTGCAGTCGCTTCAGCAGCTGCGCGAGCAAGCCGAGCAGGCGGCCAAGTCGTTTGGCACCCTCGACAGTTCCATGACCATTCGCCAAGGCATTGAGCAGTATCAGCAGGACAGCCAGGCGATCGCGGGCCAGAGGAAGGAACTGGAGGCCCTGGGCGAGCAGGCCGATGCAATTCGCGCCCGGATTGCCAGCCGAAGCAACGGCACGGCCGGCGGCGCGTTCGCTAACCTTTTCGACCAGCGCGAGCTCGAGCAGGTCACCGACCGCATCTCGCAACTACAGGGCCAGATTGGCCCAGCTGCGTCCGCCGTCGACGCGCTCGGAAACAAGATGTCCGGGGTGCTCGCGCCGTCCATCGACTCGGTGAAGCACGCGATCGACCAGCTCGCGAAAGGGAAGCCGCTGCTGGACGTGATCTTCGACCTGTCGGCCGGCGCCGACAAGGGCATTGCCGCGGCCGATACGGCGCTGGCCAGCGTCCGCGCTGGCATCGCCCAGTTCCAGACGGGCACCAAAGCGCTGACGGACAAGGCCGCGACCGATGGGCTCAACAACGTCCAGAAGGCGCAATACGAGTACCGGCAGCGTCTGGCCGACATCGCGAAGCTGCCGGCGGGGTTGCAGGACAAGAACCGGGCGGAGCTGACGTCTGCCTACGCGACCAACGTACAGGCAGCACAGCAGTTAGACGCCGCCGACGCCGCGAAGAAGGCAGCGGCAGCAGCCGAAGCGCAGGCACGCCAGTGGAAGACGCAGGCGGATAGCCTCAATCAGTCGCTGCAGCAGACCCACAACGAGCTGACGGCCCAGCTCGGCAGCACGCAGCGCCTGACCCCGGCCGAGAAGCAGTTGCAGGACATCGTTGGCGGCACGAGCGACGCATACAACCACGCTGGCGCCGCGCTCAAGGCGAAGATGCTGGCGCAGGCCCAGGCCAACGCCGAGCTGTCCAAGTCAATCGTGCTTCAGCAGCAGGAGGCGGCGGCTACGGCACGCAGCACAGCGTTGCAGGAGCAGCTGGCGGCGCGTATCCAGCGACAGACCGAGGCCAACGACGTCGCCTCGACGAGCGTTGGCCATGGTCAGGAACTCACCCAGCAGTTGCAAGACGAGCTCCGCATCCGGCAGGAATACGACCGGCAGCGGCAGCAGTACGACAAGGAGGCCGGACGTCTCCCGGCGGGCACGGCAGGCGCGATCGGTTCGAGCCAGTACGACAACGACATTGCACGCATGCAGGCCAGTCAGCTGCAAGAGCTGGCGATCTACCGCGCCGGTGTCCAGCAGCGACTGGACGCTGAGCACGACTGGCGCAACGGTGCTCAGGCGGCGTTGGAGGACTACGCCGCATCCGCCGAAAACGCTGCCGGCCAGACGCAACAGGCATTCTCCAATGCCTTCGGCTCGCTGGAAGATGACCTCGTCAAGGGCAAGCTAAACTTCACCAGTTTCACAAACTCGGTGATCGAGGACATTTTGCGCATCCAGGTGCGCGGAGGACTCGGCCAACTCGCTCAGTACGGAACCCAGGCGCTGGGTTCACTCTTCGGGTACGACGCCTCGGGTGGCGCAGGACAGTCGAGCTACAACGCAATCGGCGCCGTGACACACGTGGCGTTTGGCGGTGGGCGCGCGACCGGCGGACCGACAGCCGGCGGTACGCTGTACGAGGTGGCGGAAAACGGCCGCCCTGAAATTTACCAGTCGGGCGGCCGCACTTATCTCCTGTCCGGTCAAGATGGCCACGTCACTCCGGCTGGCTCGGCCTCGGGCGCTTCGTCGTCTGCAGCGGCTGCCCCGGTAATGAACTTCACCTTTGTGGACAACGTAGGCGTGAAGGTGACGCCGCGGCAGTCCAGCGGACCAGGCGGAGGCTTGAACATGGAATTCATCATCGACGCGGTGGACGCTGGCATGGCCGACCGTGTAGCGAGCGGGCGCAGTCGAACGGGTAACGCACTGGCTACGCGCATGAACACTAGTTTGGCGGCGGGTCTTTGATGGCAACCATTCCCTCATGGCCGGCGACGCTGCCGGCTCCAGCGATCGACGGCTATAGCGCCAAGCCGAAGCCGACCTTCATTCGGACGGACATGGACAGCGGCCGCGCGCGCAATCGGCGCCGCTTCGTGACGGGCACTACTGAGTTCCAACAGCGGTTCCGGATGACTCAGGATCAACTGGCAATCTTCGAGGCATGGTTCGAAAACGAGGCATTCGGCGGCGCGGCCTCGGTCTTGATGCCGGTTATCACTGGGCAGGGCAAGATCATGGTGCAGTGCGATTTCACCGACACCTACCAGCGCGCGGCCGTCCCTGGCTCGAAGTTGCACGACGTGACGCTCTCCTTGTCGACCTACGCGAAGCTGGTGCCCAATGGCTGATTTCTCCGAAGCCATGAAGGAGGCGTTCGCCTCCAACCCGCGCGGCGAGGTGATTCTCGAAACCATCGAGTTCGTGCATCCGTCGTTCGTCGACGACGACAGCAGCCCGACTGCGATACGCTTCGTGCGTGACGGCTCCGACCTGTTCGCAGCGCTTGAAGCTACCGCGCCCGTCCAGGCAGGACAGACCGTCCAGTTCACGGCCTTCCCTTTCGACGTCGTGCTGCCCGGGTTCGAGGAAGGGCAGACCCCGACCCTTACCATCACTGTCGACAATGTCGGTCGCGAGATGACGGCGCAGCTGGAGGCCGCCACGCAATCGTCCGACCCGATCATCGTGATCTACCGTCCCTATCTCCTGACCGACCTGTCCGGACCACAGATGGATCCGCCGATACAGATGACCGTCCTGAAGGCCACGGCCGACCTGATGAAGGTCAGCTTCACCGCCACCTTGGACGACGTGACCAACGTGCCATTCCCGCGGCGCCTGTACACGCCCGACGACTTTCCGGGGCTAGTGCGATGACGCCGGCAGAGGTACGCCGATATGTCGGCTTGCCCTATCTGGCGGGAGCGGACGGCCCAGACGACTACGACTGCCGTGGGCTCGTGCGTGCGGTCCTCCGGGAGCATTTCGGCAAGGACGTGCCAGCCTTGCCCGTCGGTGGCGATCTCGGCGCGCTGTGGGCGGTCTCGGTGGCCTCTGGCGAATGGGAGACCGTCCACACCCCGCAGTCTGGCGATGCCGTCGTCATGCGCGGCGGGGATGATCCTCACGTAGGCATCTACATCGAGGCCGGCCGCGCTGGTGTTCTCCACGCTTTCGAGGCGGCTGGCCAGGTTGTTTGGACGCCCATGGACCGGCTACGGCTGCTCGGGTTCTCGCGCCTTTCCTTCGTCCGGTGTCACGCGACCGTGGCATAATCTCGCGACAGAAACAGGGGAGTTTCATGCGCATAATCACGGTTGTTGGCCTTTCCATCGTGTGCACAGCCTGCGCGACGCCTGAAAAGGTGGCGAGGACTGATCCAGGCGGCGTCATCCTGGTACAGCGGTCCGTCGATGAGTTCGTCGCATGCGCGATCCCGAAGCTCGTCGATGTCTGGCCGAAAATGCATATCGAAGATATCCGCGATGGAAAGCGGATCGTTGCGGAAGGGGAGGGTTTCGGTCCCGTCCCCGCGGTCGCTGACGTGTACGCGTCCCCGGTAGGAACGATGGTGGAGGTCCGATGGGGGCCTGGGAAATCTAACGGCGTGGTCAGGAAGCTGGCTTCCTGCGGATAACAAAACAAGCAGTTTTTGAAATTGAGGCCCGCCATGTGCGGGCCTTTTCTTTTGGAGTTTCGATGCACGCAACGTTCGTCCACGTTCGCGATCCGTTCCGGCACCACGTGAATCGTCACGCGCACCGGGTGAGTCGGCGTACGCGCATCGACACGCTTCTGCGTCAGCAGGGGCTGATCGTGGGTCGCGGTCGGAATATGCGCCGTATCTCGCCCTTCGTCGTGGCGAGCGGCTCGAGCGATTTCTTGCTCGAGAAGGAGTGGAGCCGGTGCATCGCTGACGGGGAACTGATTACCGTGGTGGCTTTGCCGAAAGGCGGAAGCGCGCTCCGGACAGTCGCGCTTGTCGTCGTCGCGATCGTGGCCACGTATGTCAGCGGCGGCGCGCTGGCTGGAACTTTCGGCTCAGCTTTTGCCGCTGGCGGCGCGGGCGCGATTGCAGCGGGTGCGTTTGTAACCATCGCGGGCGCGGTGCTCGTGAACGCGGTCCTGCCTCTGCCCAAGCCTCCGGCGGGAACCACCGACAACAAGAGCGGTGCCTACGGCATCGGCGCAAAGAACAACTCCGCTCGCCTTCTTCAAAGCATCCCGGTCATGTACGGTCGCTTTAACGTGACGCCTGACTATGCGGCGTTGCCCTACACCGAGTTCCAGGGCAACAACCAGACCCTCTATTCCCTTCTTGCCATCACGCAGGGTCAGATCGCAGACCCGCAGATTCGCATCGGCGACACGCCGATCGATAGCTTCGACGAGGTCGCCTACGAGATCATCCCGCCTGGCGGGACCGTGACCCTGTTCCCCGACAACGTGGTGACCAGCGACGCGGTGCAGGGCCTGGAGCTGAAGCGGCCCAGCGAGGGCGGCGACTGGATGGGCCCGTACGTCACCAACCCGGCTGGAACGGTTACTCGGCAGCTCGCCGTCGATATCGGGTTTGCCAGCGGACTCTATCGGATCAACAGCGACGGCAAGGAAAGAACGGCGCTCGCCCGGTTCGAGGTTCAATATCAGCAGATCGACGACAACGGCAACGCGGTCGGCGCATGGACATCCGTGCTCAGCCGAACGGTGGAAAGGGATGACCGAACGCCGGGCCTCTTCGACAGCTACCCGCTTACCGTTCCGGAGGGGCGATACCAAGTCCGCGCGCGTTCCTATGACACTGACCAGGGCGGCGGAACGGTCGTCAACGCAGTGTCGTGGGTGGGCCTGCGCGCCTACCTCCCCAGCAAGCGGACCTATGGGGACATCACGCTTCTTGCCGTTCGGATCAAGGCCACCAACAACCTCAACTCGACCACGGCCAAGGCGATCAACGTCACGGCGACCCGCATGCTTCCGGTGTGGACGGGTGCTGCGTGGACCGCGCCGCAGGCAACGCAGAGCCCGGCGTGGGCCATTGCCGATATCCTGCGAAACACCAGCTACGGACGCGGCTGGGCCGACAATCGGCTGAACCTCGTTGAGCTCACCAGGCTGGCTGGCGTGTGGGCCGCTCGCGGCGACACCTTCAACGGCGTGTTCGATACCAAGACGTCGCTTTGGGACGCGCTGTCGGCGGTCGCGCGTGTCGGCCGCGCCGTGCCCATGTACTACGCCGGTGTCGTGGACATTATCCGCGATGAGCCGCGAGACGAGGTGCCGCTGGTCATTACCCCGGACAAGATCGTCGCCGGCAGCTTCTCGATCGATTACGCTTTCCCGACGCAAGACACGCCAGACCACGTGGTCGTCACCTACATTGACGACCAGACCTGGCAGGCGCAGACCGTGGTGTGCGCGCTCGGCGGCAGCCCTAAGCTAAAACCGAAAAACGTCACGTTGATGGGCGTGACCTCGCGTGATCAGGCGTTCCGAGAAGGCATCTACATGGCCGCGTGCAATCGCGACCAGCGGAAATTCCCTTCACTCAGCACCGAGATGGAAGGCTACATTGCCAAGTACGGCGACCTTGTCAGCGTAGCCCATGACGTCCCCGCCTGGGGGGAGTCGGGCGTGATCGAGGCCTACGATCCCGATACCCTCACGCTGACCACGAGCGAGCCCACGCAGTGGTTCGTGGGACAGCAGCACTATGTGCGCCTGGCACGGCGCAACGGGTCACAGGACGGGCCATACCTGGTCACCAAGGGCGCCGACGACTTCGCGCTCGTGCTGCACGGCCTCACGGACGCGCAGAAGGCTGCATTGTGGGTTGGTGACGGCTTCAGCGAAGACCGCACGACGTATCAGTTCGGACCCGCGAGTAAGGAGAGCCAGGAGTGCCTGGTCATCAAGTCCCGGCCAGACGGCACCGGTAAGGTCCAGCTGTCGCTGGTGAACTACGCGTACAGCGTTCACGTCGCCGAGAACGACGTGAACGTGCCGCCGCCGGGATCCGGCTCGCTCCTGCTCGACCAGCCTGCTGCTCCAGCTGTCGGTGGCGTGGGCGTCAAGCAGGACCCCGATACGCAGCTGGTATGGCTGTACGTCGACCCAGTGCCAGGCGCCGTGATCTACGAGTTCCAGGTTTCGTACGACAACGGGTTGACCTGGATCAGCGTCGGTATCGTCAGGACCAACAGCATCCAGGCACGCATCCCGGGCGGTACATGGATCGTCAGGGCGCGAGCCTACGGCGCAGGCGGGATCGGTGGACCGTGGAATCAGAGCCCGGTGAACGTCCCGGGGCTGCCTCCCGTCCTCGGCACGCTGACGAACTTCGTCGCGACGCCCATGGTCATGTCGATTCTGCTCACTTGGCAGCTGCCCGACCGCTTGAATCTCATTGGCGCCGACGCCGTCGAGATTTATTTCGGGACCAGTCCCAACCGCGCACAGGCGGCGCCCCTGGCTACGGTCGCCATCCCAACCAACAGCTACACGCTGAACAACCTCAAGGCAGGCGTCGAGCTATATTTCTGGGCTAGGGTTCGCGGCAGCGACACCGGCAACTACGGTCCGGAAATAGGACCGATTCACGGCGAGAGTAGCAGCGATGCCGCGCAGATCCTCGACTACCTGACGGGAAAGATCACCAGCTCGCAGCTGGCGCAGGATCTTCTCGCTAAATTCGATTCGCTCGACCAGCTGCAGGCCTTCATCCAGGCGCCGGAGTGGGCCTCTGGCACGGCGTATGCCATCGCCAAGATCGTCGGTCATGGCGATCGCCTGTATCGCGCCGTCCAGGCGGTGCCCGCGAACGGTCCCGAGCCAGGCACCGACCCTACCTACTGGCGAGACATTGGCGCGCGAGTTCAGACGGCGGCGGGGTTGGTCGGCTCGATCTACGACACGAATCTGCAGGTGCAGAACCTTGGCACCACCGTGCAGGCTACGGCGTCGCGCACCGATGCCGTGTTTGCCCAGCTCAACCCGAAGTCGATTGGCGAGCTCACGGACGCATCGGACGGCTATGCCGGCAACATGACGACCATGCCGAGCGCCGGGTACTACAGCTATGTCATCGCGCAGGTTCAGAACGATCGTGCTCTCGGGGACCGGATCGATACGGTCAGCGCGACAATCGGCGGGTACACGGCGCAGATCCAGACGATCGCTCAGGCCACGGCGACGCTGGACGGAAAGGTGTCGGCGAGCTACTCGATCAAAACGGAGGTCGCTGCCAACGGCCAGCGTTATCTCGCCGGTATCGCCATTGGCGTCGACTACGCTGGTGGCGTAGTGAACTCGCAGGTCCTGGTCAACGCCGGGACATTCGCAGTATTCGACGCAACGAGCGGCTCGTCGAGCGCGCGCATCCCGTTCGTCATTACCGGCGGACAGGCCTTCATCGACGATGCTTTTATCCGAAACGCATCGATCACAACTGCGAAGATTGCGTACCTTCGATCGGCCGCAACTGACTCGTCAGGCAACCCGCTGTGGGAGATCGATCCTAATGGCCAGCTCATCATGCGCGGCTCAGGCAATGGCTGGAGAATTGAGCGCGACTCCACCGGAGCGCGGCTGTACGGCGCGAACGGTGTCCTTCGCATGCGCTGGGGCGCCTGGTAATGCCAGTCGGATTTGAGACCTACAGTGCGACGGGCGTGCCGGTCATCTCCTTCACGGACCGAATCGGGAGAGTCATGGGCCTGGTCGCTGGCAACCAGGCCGGCGGCAGTATCACCGACCCGTCGCTGGCGCAGGGCACGCCATTTGCCTTCGTGATGATGACGGGGTCCATCACGCTGGCCAGCCAGTGCCCGCAGGTGACCATCAACGGGACCACGATCAGCTACACCGCCTCGAACTTGCCTTTCCTCATCGTTTACGGAACTTACTGATGGGCCTAGGAGCCGAGATCTACAACGACGCCGGCCAGCTGATCGCCGATACAAACTTCGCCAGCCTGGCCCTGGTGAAACGAGGAACCGCCACGCTGGGACAGGACAGCGTCGCCCCACCAAACCAAGCAACTTCCGCGTCGGTGACAGTGCAGGGGGAGTTTCCCTTTATCGCCTACCGGTCGCCGGTACCGCTCGCGCTATGGTTCGTAGAGCGAAGCGGTAATACCTGGACGTTCCACTTCTTGTCGACCTCCGGCAACGCCGGCACGCCATTCACCTGGTACGTCTTCGACCGGCCGACCGCCGTCTCGAACCTCGGCATGCAGCTCTTCGATGACCAAGGTCGGCTGACGTTCGATCTCGGCTGGCCGTACATGCGCGTCCGCGGCATCCACGACTTCGACGCGAATACGAACAAGACGATCAACGGATATCCGGCGGCTACCTACGCGGTTGCGATGGTGCAAACCGGCGTGGCGACGCCTTACTTCACCACGCCTCCCAACCCACCTCCGGCAGGCCAGAACTGGCACTGGGACGCGGTAATGGTGCTCGGTGGCTTGGTCGCAAATAGCGATGGCTTTACCTGCACCTCCATGAACTGCGCGCGCACGTCATTCCAGGGATCGCAATTACCGCAGTACCCGCAGTCGCCGATTGGCAAGGCGATGCTGATCGACGTCACCAACCTGTAGGAACTCTCATGGCTCAGAGCCCACTCGATTTCCGCCCCGTCGCCCAGGGCGGCGATAACCCGACTGCCGCTTTCGTAAAGCTGGATGGCAACGATAAGGACCTCGATACCCGGGTGACCGCGGCGAAGACGGCTGCCGACAACGCTCAGACAGCGGCGGGTAACGCCAGTACAGCTGCTGGCAACGCGGCCAACACGGCAAATGCCGCTATGCCGAAGACAGGTGGCACATTCACGGGATCGGTCGGTGTGACGGGCAGTCTATCCGTTACTGCTGGCAGCTTGGGCACGGCGGCAGGATCCTCTCTCTCCCCGTTCACCATCACAGCAAACGACTCGAATGTCGATCGCGTGACATCGGTTCTCTACCGAGGTCCTACTGGAACAAATTTCGCCAGCGCATTCTGGCGGCAGCAGCGCGTGGTAGATGCCACCGGCTTCGGTTTCCTCCAGATGGGCGACGGCACCAACGCCGGCACGATCCTTCTGAATTCCGTCGCCGGGTCGTTCACGATGTCAGGGAGCACCGGCAACGCTGTTCTGTCCGGCACGCTAACGCAAAACTCGGATTATCGGATCAAGGACGATGTCGTAGAGATTGACGCCGCCACGGCGGCCGAGGCTCTCAGGCAAGTGCGACCGGTGGAGTACACGGACAACCGGATGCCCACAAATGGGCGGCTTGCTGGTTTCATCGCGCACGAACTACAGGAACATCTTCCTCTGCTCGTGCAGGGCCAAAAGGACGCAACGCAGGAAACGACGTCTTGGGAGACTGATCCCAACGGGGAGGCTCAGGAGGATGGGTCGTGGCCGCCGCTGATCCCCGTTACGGCCGTCACGCCGGTCCTGCAGAGCGTCGCTTACGATCGCCAGGTCGTTTATCTGACGGCGGCATGGAAGTGGATGGATGCCCAGCTCACGGCCACACAAACGGAGCTGGTTGAGGCAAAGGCTGCGCTTGCAGCGCTCACAGACCGTATCGCGGCACTAGAGAGCCGCTGACGCCCACGTCACGCGGCGGCGCTATCCTGCGTCCATGTGCGGACGCTATGCCACCTTCGGACCTGTCTCCCTGAGCCGCGAGGCCAGGGATGTGCTCGACCAGCTCGAGATCGACATCGTCAGCGAGATCCATCAGCGGGACGACCAGTTCAATATCGCGCCGACCCAGAAGGCGCTTGTCATGGCCAGCGGCGAGCACGGCTACGCCATCAAGCCGTACCAGTGGGGCCTGATCCCGTCCTGGGCGAAAGACCCGAAGATCGGCTCGCGGATGATCAACGCCCGGGCCGAGGGCCTGATCGAAGGGACGACGAAGGCCTACGCCGGGGCGTTCAAGAAGCGCCGCTGCCTGGTGCCGGCGTCCGGCTACTTCGAGTGGAAAGGCGAGGCCGGTGCCAAGCAGCCGTACTTCATCCACGACCCCGCCGGGCACCTGCTCATGTTCGCCGGGCTCTGGGAGGCCTGGCGGCCGTCGCCGGACGACGAGTGGGTGCGGACCTTCACCATCGTCACTGGCGAGCCTGGCAAGGTCTCCGGCGACATCCACGACCGGCAGCCCGTCATCGTTCCGCCCGACCTCTGGGCCGTCTGGTGCGATGGCATGCCTGAGGAGGCCGTAGCCGCGCTTGGCGTCATCCCGGAGGCGGACCTGGTCTATCACCCCGTACCGAAGGCTGTGGGGTCGCCGAGGAACAAGGGCCCGGAGCTGGTCGAGCCTATCACCCTCGCCTGATTTCGACGGTGAGTCGACATTCCCCTCGGCACCCTCAAGGTTCACCTGGAGGGAAGCAACCATGAGCGACGACAAGAAAAATCGTGGCCCGGCGGATGCGCAGCGCATCAATGTGAACGAGGACTACGAGGTTCGGTATTGGACCGAGACCCTCGGGGTGTCCGAGGAAAAGCTGCGCGAGATCGTGAAGAAAGTCGGCGTGATGGCCGCCGACGTGCGTAAGGAGCTGCGCAAAGGATGACGGACGAAGTCGTAATCTACGTGTCACCGCCCTCGACCGACCGTGGACCATGGCGCATCCGGTGGGGGCACCGTCAGGCAGACGAAAGGGCCACCGAGCAAGAGGCGCTTAAGCTGGCTGCGAAGTACGCACAGGCCGCCGAGGCCAGCGGTGCCACGGCCGTCGTGAAGTTGGAACGTCCAGACGGCACGTGGGAAGCGTACCGCGCCTGATCAAATTGGTTTGAAGCCAATCCTGTCGAGTTCGTCAGCCACGCGGAGCATGCCGGCGCCGTATCCGTCCTTGGGCACGCTGTCTATCGGCCCCAACCGGTCACAGATATAGGCTGCGGCCAGGGTTAGGTTAAGCAGTCCGGCGGCATCAGCCTTCGCAACGATCAGCTGCGCCCGAAAGCGCGCCTCGTCGAAGTCCCCGGCCAGAGCAGCATCAACCATGGCGGCCGAATCTTGAGCCATTTCGGCGATAGCGAGGCCAGATTTTTCCAACTGGTTCATGTTTCTTTAGCAGCCGCGGTCATAACATCCAGAGTCCATAACACGGCTATCGGCCAGGGGCTCCCATGGCGAAGCGCGAATGCACAGCTAATCTGGATGTCCATGCGCTTCCGGATGGCGGATTCAGATCATCGTTCGAAATCGTCGGGCGCGACGGCGCGGTCGTACAGTCCGGCGAGGACGGCGCTCATCATGCTACCGCATCCAAGGCGCTTGCTCATGCCAGAAGCCTGGCCGATGCGGCCATGGCGGTCATCGCTGAGTCGATACCAGTCGTCTAGAATCAAGGCGTTGCCCGCTAGGCCTCTGGATCGACGCAAGGTCCGTCCACAAATCTGAGATCCGGCCCGCGTATCGTCCGCGGCCTATGACCACCGTGATCTGGCTCGAACGAGACAATGTGATGGGCGCGCCACTGCCGCAGCAGTACGGCGCGACCGAGCACGGTCAGCGGTTCGTGATGGTTCGCGAGCATGCCTGCGGGCGGGGCACCTGGCGGGTCAGCGTGTTCCCCCATGGCAACCAGGACAAGGCGATCGAGGTGGTCGCCGGGTCCGAGCGGCAGGCGAAGCGCTGGGTCGAGCGGTGGGCGGCGAAGCGGACGATCAGCTATCCGGTCCCAGAGCGGAAGCGCATGCCCCACGAGGGCGAGCTCAAACCCCGGAAGCCGAAGGGAGCCGAGGACCGCTCGTGACTGGCTGACTGCCCGGCGTGTATGTCTACTCATCGGAACACGCGTGGAACTCCCGCGGCGCAGACAGCTTTGCATGCGACTCGCTCATCCACCCTCGCGGCTTGAAGAGCACGTGCTCAATATGCGCGGCGACTAGGGTAGGTATGTCGGCGCCCGCCAGCATGGAATCCAGTCGGGCGGGAGTGACGACGCGGCCCAGGTAAAGCGCCTGGGCTTCGCGAGTCGTGTAACCCTCGCGCTCGAGTTCCGTCAGAATTGTGCGCAGGTTCGCGTGCCTGTGGAGTTGGGTCGTCAT